GAAATACCACGGTGAACGTATTCGCCGCCGCCGTTAAAGTAATCTCCTGCTTCATCCCATGTGGAACGAACAGTTAAATTATCTTCTTTTACTTCGATTTCTACATCATCAATATCAAGACCTGCTAAAGCAAGATCAATAAAGAACTTTTCGCCTTTGTCGGTTCTGATATTATAAGGCGGGAAGCCTTGTGATTGTTGTTGATGTTGTGGGAACTCCGCAAGTCTATCGAAAACTCTATCGAATCCGAGAGCGAACGGGTGTAGTTGGTTTATGTTTAATCCAGTCATGTTATTCTCCTATTAAGCAAGATTAATTGTTATCTGATGGTAATACCCATCGGTTATTTGTAAGACCCTATCGGCATCCTACAAATCTATTTATACACTCAGAGATGACATCCTTGTCAAAAAACTTATTCCTTTTCTTTTGCTGTTTCAGGTGTTGCTGCTTTTACTGCACCACTTGCTGCATCAAGAGTATATGTTGTTATATCAGATACGTCTTTGATTACACCAGAGATAATGCCAGTTGTTCCGTCCAATACACTTGACGAGGAACTACAACCCATTACAAGAAAAGCTGTCATGAAGATTAAATACTTCATACCTACTCCCTTTATCGCTAAGTACTTCCGAGGGTGGTTTCCTACCCACTAATGGCAGGGCGTACCACTTGATACGCCGAACATCTTCCTTGAGATACTTTAAGCTCCTGTACTTCCAATACCACCTTTGCGGTCGGTCTTTTGCTTAGGAGCTGTTTTGCGTTGTGTCAATACTGTTTGTTCTATTTTTGATAATTTACATTGTGCCAAACGATCACCGTGATTTACGATTACAATAGTATCAGACATGTTGTGTACAATAATATGCGTTTCGTCGACATAATCAGAATCAATTATACCGACACTGTTAACTAATGTCAATCCCATCTTTGTTGCTACACTTGAACGAATATACATTTCCATTACGTGATTTACCGGAATGTCAAATATAAGTCCTGTGGGAATAAGTACTCTTGTACCTGGTGTAATGGCCAAGCCATTCTTTTTCACTATTACATCTACTTCCTTATTGAAAGGAGTATAAGACCTAACACGTTCACCTACAGTTAAACATGCCTTAATATCAAAGCATGCAGAACCAATGGTTGCGTATTCCGGGAGTGTTGCGTTATCACGTGTTTTGTAAACATTCATAATATATGTTCCTATTTGTTATATTATATAACAGTTATGTGGAAATGTCAATAGTTATTTTTTACCAATATTATACTTGACTGTCAGATCCCAATCACTCTTTTCTTTAAATGAAATGATTTTAATTTGATTTAGAGAAGCAACCGGATCTTTCGTTTTTGAAGGATCGACGATCTTAACAAGTTCCCATTCTTCCAATAAGTTCACAATCGTATTACGACGTGATATATCTTCTTCTGTTAACGTGTTATGCTTTCCGTCTAAAATAAACAATTCTTTAAAATGTAGTATTGAGTACCTACCCTGTTTGTGTAGGATATGACAAGACTGATATAACTTTTTTTCCTTGCGGCTTGAGATGCCAATTCGAGTCAATGTTTCTTTTACCTTAAGGAAAGAATCCTGCGTGGGCAATTCAACTTCGACACCGACTCCTTTGAAAATATCTGTGTCCATGATTTATATTCACCTGTTAATTATTATAGTTAGTGGCAATGGTATTATACCATATCAGATTATTTATAATAATCATAACTTAGCCACCTTCATTAACTTTATCATGGATAGTTTGGAGCTGTTCTTTATTCAATACTTTAAGATATTGTTTGGCAACAGTTCGGTTACATTGATATACTTGTTGGATAACATCTAGGTTATTGTTCTTATCGGCCTTAGGCCATTTAGAGAACCTCTTACGCTTGCGAAGTACAGAACGATAATAATCAAACTGTGCTCCATCAAACAAACCATGACGCATATTCATTTCGTTTGCATGTAAGATAGTGTCCTCAAAATTTGTAAAGCCACGGTTCACCACATAAGGCGTATACATCTTTTCAGTGTGTTCAGGTATATCGCTATTGCGAATTAAATCTTCCTTAGAAAAGCTTGCAGCGTTCATAAAATCAAAGGGTGTTAGATCTTTCATCAATCA